CCAGCGCTCATGGACGGTGATGAGCCGTGGTACTCATACGGCACGGGTGGCTCGTGTCGGGAGGCGCAGGTTCTCGACCTCCTCTGCCGCCAGCGCGAGCTTGACAAGGCAGATGAGCAGGCATGAGCACGTCGATCACGAGCCCACGGAGGCTCAGGGACGCCCGCGGCGAGACCTGCGACCGCTGCCCTTTCTTCGCTCCCCTGCTGGAGCCCGGCCACAAGCCAGCGGACTACGGCTGGTGCATGCGGGACGGCGAGGGCGTGCGCGCGGACAACCCGATGTGCTCCGGTGCCCCGTCCGGACGCGCCGGCATCAGTGCAGAGGCTGACGGCTGTGACGAGTCATGAGCATCGACGGCGCGATACGCCGGGGGATAAGGCTGCTCGACACGCCGCCCGACGGGTGGGTCATCGTACCCCAGGCATCCACTGCCCCCATAGGTTGGCGCTGGTGGAGCAACGGCAAGAGCAGGTTCGGCGGAGAGTACGAGTCGGCGCTGGTCAGGGAGGAGAAGAGATGATCGAGACCAGGCTCGGGGACGAGACGATCAGCTACCTCGAGGAGGTCGACCTGCTCGAGTGCCGGGTGTGCCACGTGAGACCCGTCGTCAAGCACGTGGGCGGGTCGTCGGGCGCGGTGAGGGTCGAGTGCCCGTGCTGCGGCATCCGCACGGGGCAGAGCACCAACGAGCAGGGCGTGTACATCGACTGGAACCGCGTGATGGGAGGGGACCAGGCATGAGCGAGCGAGAGATGCCGCGCCCGTGCGTCGTGGACGGCGAGAGGTGCACGTGCCACCTGCTCTACGTCGCGTGCTGGACGCACGGTGCGGGACTGACAGCGGGATCGTTCCCCGCAGGGCAGGAGTCACGGTCCATGGCACTTATCGAACACGAAGACGGAAGCATGGAGAACGTCGAAGCCTGCAAGGTGACGTTCACCGACGTGACGAGAGGTGATGCCTCGTGAGCAAGCTGCGCATGAGCGTCAAATCTCGCCGCATGGTCAGGCGCAACCGCGCCTTCTTCCGTCTCATGGACGAGACGGGGCTCACGGCCGACCAGCTGAGGAGCGCCCTTGCGACGAGGGATGCGCTCGGACGCCTGGTGTGCGAGCAATGGTTCGCCGCAGTCGGCAGAGCGGTGGAATCAGTCCGAGAGGTCGCGAGTGTGGTTGCCACTGCCATGACCGAAGCGTTCGGGGAGCTGGCGCCCGTCCTCGACGCGATCGCGAGGGCGGAGGGAGAGGATGGCGAGTAGGCGGTGCCACAGGTGCCCCACGTGCTCGTCGTGCGGCGTGCTGCGCACGGCGGGCTTCGTCACGGAGGAGAGGCTCCGCTGCACGAGGTTCGGCATCGACGTGGACCCGGGCGACGGGTGCACGTTCGGCGACGGGGAGGGGTCGAGGCAGGCCCGCCGACCCATGACGGTAGACCTGCCGGGCGACTGGAACAGGAGGGGCGGATGGTGAGAGGGCGACACGAACTTGGGACAAATGTCCCAAGTGTCCCAAGTTCTCGGAAAGGCTACATCGTCTGGACGTGGGCCGAGATAGACGCGATCCGCAAGCACCCGGACATGACCGCCGAGGAGCTCCACGAGATCATCCCGCGCCATTCGGTCAAGGCCATCAGGAACCAACGCTCCCGTGTCGGCCGCTACTCCCCCGACGCCGTGCCGCTGTGCCAGAGGTGCGGGGAGCACCCCGTGTGGGAGGAGGCCGCCGACGCACGCAGGTGGGGGCTGTGCAAGGCTTGCGCCCTCGAGGAGAGGGCGTGGCGGTCCAAGCACGGAGGCGAGCTGTCCCGCAAGGACAACGCGCTCCGGCAGGCGAGGTTCAAGGCGAGGCACCGGAAGGAGGACGGCAGGTCATGACGATCTACGTGGACCCGGCAAGCTTCATGTGGGGGGTGGCGGCGGGAATACTCCTGCTCCTGTTCATCGCCTTGCTCGGGGTCAGCAAGGATAGGGACGGCAAGTGATGGGCGACAAGGGTGGCGGTCTGTCGGATGGCTACGAGACCTTCGTGGTGCGGCTTGACGTGACGGTTCCCGTCGCGACGAGGGGCACGTCATCGGATGCCGCCGAGACGGCCACGGAGGTCATAGGTCAGCGCCTACGAGACGAGTTCGGACCGTCGGTCAAGGTGAAGCCGCACGTCGACGCGCTCTTCGACTGACCGTGCGGCCATGTGACCTGCGGCGCACGCTGTGGCCATGGAGAACACGGGGACACAGCCGCTCGACAACCCCCGGCGCGAGCGCTACTGCCAGGAACGTGCCGGCGGCAGGACCCAGCGCCAGGCGATGCTCGCGGCCTACCCGAGCAGGGCGGGCTGGTCCGACAACGCCGTCGACTGCGCGGCGTCCAAGCTCGAGGCGGATGCAAAGGTCAAGCAAAGGCTCGACGCCCTCAAGCGGGCCGCGGCGGACGCCGCCACGCTCACCCGCGCCGAGGTCCTCTCGGGCATGGGCGAGACCTTCCGCAGGGCCCAGGCTAGCAACCGCACGGGCATCACGCAGGTCGGCGTCCAGGCCGTCTCCTCCATCGGCCGCACCCTGCTCGACGCCCTGCCGGCCGACGCCCCGCCGGACGCCCCCGCCGCCGTGACGGACTTCGGCCTCCTGGTCGCGCCCCCGTTCCTCGCGCCCCACAGGCAGGTGGCCAGGGACGCGGGCGGCGAGTGGTGGGAGTTCGGCGGGCGCTCGTCAGGCAAGAGCTCGCACGTCTCGCTCGAGGTCGCCTACGGCATGACGCGGCATCCGGACCGCTCCGCCTACGTCGTCATGCAGCGCCAGAAGGACATGCGCGAGGGTGTGTACGAACAACTCGCCTGGGCGCTCGGCGCGCTCGGCGTGGCCGACGAGTGGACGTTCCGCACCTCGCCGCTCTCCGTCACGAGGCGCGAGACCGGGCAGGTGGCCCTGTTCCACGGCATGGACTCGGCCGACAAGACCAAGGCCGTCAAGGCGCCCGCCGGGACCTACTTCGCCTACCAGTGGTTCGAGGAGGCCGACCAGCTCTCCGGCATGCCCGCCATCCGCACGGCCGAGCAGTCGACCACGCGAGGGCCCGGGCCCTTCTTCCGCTTCGTCACCTTCAACCCACCACGAAGTCGCGACTCGTGGGCCAACGCCGAGATCGCGCGCAGGGAGGCCGCGGGACTCGAGGTATACCGCTCGAGCTACCTCGACATGCCGCGCGAGTGGGTCCCGCAGCAGCTGAGGGACGACGCCGAGGCGCTGAGGATCGCGGACGAGGAGAGCTACCGCCACGAGTACCTGGGCGAGCCCGTGGGCTACGGGGCCGAGGTCTTCGCCCGTGCCACGGTGCGCGAGGTCACGGACGCCGAGCGCCGCCGGCTCGAGCGCCACGTCTACGGCGTGGACTGGGGCTTCTCCACCGACCCGTGGGTGTGGCTCATGGCCGCCTACGACCCCGCGACGCGCACGCTCTACGTCCTGGACGAGATGCACGGGCGCGGGCTCTCCAACGCCGAGACCGCCCGCATGGTGGCGGACCGCATGGCCAAGGCGCTCGTGGCGGACGACGGGGAGGTCGTGGAGGACGCCGAGCCGTACGCCACGGTCGAGTGCGACGGCGCCGAGCCCAAGAGCGTGGCCGACTACCGCGAGGCGGGCATCCAGGCGGTGTCGGCACCGAAGCAGGGGCGCCACAACGTCCACAACTCCGTGCGCTGGCTGCAGGAGCGCTCGGCGATCGTCATAGACCCGCGCTGCGGGCTGGCGGCCGGGGAGATCCCCGCCTACCAGTACGCCATGACGCGCGACGGCGAGGTCACGGGCGAGCTCCCCGACAGGGACAACCACTCCATCGACGCCCTGCGTTACGCGTGCTCGACCCTCATGGACGAGAGGGGCAACGTCTAGGAGGGTGCGATGTCACGCAAGGTCACGGGTTTCCCCGCATGGGCGACGAGGTTCCTCAGGGGGCTCGGGTACCGCCCGGGCAACTGCATGGACGAGCACATCAAGGCGTGGTGGGGCTGGTACCAGGTCGACAACGGCTTCTACGGCGTCGACCGCCCGGACACGGGCCGCGGGGACTGCCCGGACCGGCACCTCTCCCTGAGGCCGGCGCGCATGGCCGCGGACGAGTGGGCGTCCCTCGTCATGGACGACAAGACCCAGATGGGCTCCGAGGACGCTACCGTGAACGCATGGGTGGGAGAGCGGTTCGGCGGCTTCGTCGGCGACGAGCTCGACCACCTCGCGCTGTCGTTCGCGCTCGGGACCGGCGCGTGGGTCGCCGACCTCGGTGGCATCGTGGGCGACTCGACCGCGGGTACCACGGCCTCCATCTCCTTCTACGACGCGTCGCAGCTCTGCCCGCTCGAGAGCGACGGGGACGAGTCGGTGTCGTGCGCCTTCGTGCGCCGCATCTCGCACGGCCGCGGCCTGCTCGACCAGCTGCAGGTCCACGCGCCCGACCCCGCGACGGGGACGTACCACGTCCGCACGTGGGTCTTCGGCACCAGGTCGCACCAGGTCCCGTGCGCGGCCGACGACATCACGGCCGACCTCGACACGGGGACGGCGCTCCCCTGCTACGCGCTCGTCCGCCCCGCGATCGCCAACACCTACGAGGAGTGCACGCCCCTCGGGGTCTCCGTCTTCGACGACGCCCAGGACGCCATCAAGCTCGTGGACGAGGCGTTCGACGCCTCCTACTGGAGGCTGCGCGTGTGCCAGCCGCGCATGGTCGTGGACGAGGCCGGGCTTCGCCGGGACCCGAAGACGGGCGAGCTTGACCTCGTGGGCACCGTCGACAGGCGCGTCTTCAAGGCCGTCTCGGGCGGCGGCGACCACCCGCAGCCCGCCACGGTCTACGACCCCGGCCTCCAGGCGTCCGAGACCGACACGGCCCTCAACTCCGCCCTCTCGCTGTTCTCGGCCAAGTGCGGGTTCGGACCCAACTACTTCACCTACACCCGCCAGCAGGGCCTGAGGACGGCCACGGAGGTGTCGGCGGACAACTCGCAGCTCTTCCGCAACGTGCGGCGCCACGAGCAGGTGGTGGGCGACGCCATCGAGAGGCTCGTGGCAGGGGCCTGGGCCGCCGAGACCGCTCTGCGCACGGGCACCGACCCGGGCGTGCCCGACGTCAAGGTCACGTGGGACGACTCCATCGTGGAGGACACGGCCACCGAGCGTGCGCTCATGAAAGACGACATCAGCCGCGGGCTCGCCCCGGCATGGCTCTACCCCGTGCGCTACTACGGCATGTCCGAGGACGAGGCCAAGGCGCTCGTCGGCTCCCAGCAGGCGGTGCCGGAGGAGGCATAGCCCATGGCCACGGACGCCTTCGACTCGCTAGCGGAGACGCTGGTTCGCGGGTCCGAGCAGAGCTACGTCGAGTACCTCACCGAACGGTTCCTCGACATGCTCGACGAGGCCGTGACGAACCCCGACCGCCTCCAGGTGCTCGCGTCACGCTCCAGGACGGCCGCCATGGCCGCGTGGGACCGCTTCAGGGGCAAGGTGACCAAGGAGACGCAGGACGCCTTCACGGAGGCGATGCGGGGCGAGGACGAGCACCTCGTCTCGTCGCTCGCCAGGGCGTACGGCTACGACCACACCCTCACGACGAGGGCCAACAACGAGATGAACGAGGCGGCACGCGGCATGTCTGAGGTCATGCGCCGGCAGAACGTGGCGCTCGCCGACGACATGACCGATGCCTGGTACCGGGTCACGTCCGACGCCGTCACCGGCACGGAGATGGGCAAGAGCTACCGTGACGTCATGGAGGACGCCGTCTCACGCCTGTCGGACGCCGGGCTCGAGACCATCGACTACCGCTCTGGCGTGAGGACGACGATCGACGCGGCCACGCGCAGGCACGTCGTCTCGCAGGCCAACCAGGCGAGGGGCGACCTGCTCATGAGGCGGTGCGACGAGTGGGGCTGCGACCTCGTCATGGTGTCGGCGCACTTCGGGGCGCGCCCGAGCCATGCCGTGTGGCAGGGAAGGGTCTACTCACGCTCGGGAAGGGACCCGAAGTACCCGTCGCTCGACTACGGCACCGGATACCACGGCACCGGCCCGCACGCCGCCCTGGGCGACAGGCTCTGCGGCGTGAACTGCTTGCACAGCCTCTCACCATGGGTGGAGGGCTACAGCCAGCTCCCCTCGACCGACTTCTCGGAGCAGGAGGAGCGTGTCGGCATGACGAGCGACGAGTACTACGCCGCGAGGCAGAAGCAGCGCGGCATGGAGCGCCAGGTCCGCCAGTTCAAGCGCAGGGTCGCGCTCGGACAGGAGCGCGGTCTCGACATGACCGCCGACAGGTACCGCCTGGGACGCGCACAGGCCAGCCTGAGGGGGCATTGCAAGCAGTACGGGCTGACGCGCGACTACGAGCGCGAGCGGGCCTACGCGGTCGCAGAGCAGCCGAGGGGGCTGGGCAGGGTGGCGTTCAGCGTCGGGACCCACGCGCAGACGAGGATGGCGGAGCGCGGGATCACGGACACCCAGATCGCACAGGCGCTCAACGACCCGCTGCACGAGCTCTCCGTGACCACCGACGAGAGAGGCCACGCCAAGAAGGTGATAGGCCACGAGGTGACCGTGGTGATCAACCCGGACACGGGTAAGATAGTCACGACGTACCCGACCGGGAAGAAGGCAAGGAGGAGGTATGGCGCTGAGTAAGGAGCAGACAGCCCTCCTCAGGAAGCTTGGTCTCGCGACCGACTTCTCGACTGGCATGACGAACGAGCAGTACTTCAGGATCGACGACGTCATGAGCGACGAGATGATGAGGCATGGGATCAACTCGACCGGTGACGGGCTCAACGACTACGGCGAGCTCTGTCGCAGTGTCATCGTCTCCCTGCCGGACGACTAGCCCATAGCCACACGACGCACCACCCGAGGCCCTCGCGAGAGGGTCTCTTCCTTTGCTGCGTTACCGGGGCGCGACCCTCCTATCGTCGGGGCATCCCTGCCCCGACATGCCGAAGAGGAGGTACGAAATGCCAGGTGCTGCATCAACCGAGGGCGAGGACGGCAAGCCCCAGGACCCCAAGGCCGGCGAGGGAGCGAGTCCCCAGGACCCGGAGCAGGACCCGAAGCCCCAGGAGGGCGCGGACGGCGAGGGCGGCAAGCCCCAGGACCCGGACACGCACGAGGGCGACGCGGTCAACCGCCACCAGTACGACCGTGACATCGAGCGCAGGGACAAGGAGATCGCGGAGCTAAGGGAGCAGGTCAAGGCCCAGAACGACGCCAAGGCCGCCTCGGGTGACGCAACCGCCAAGCTGCGCCAGGAGCTCGACGAGTTCAAGGCGCAGCTCGCGAGCGAGAAGGCCAACACGGCCCTCACCGCGGCAGGCTGCATCGACCTCGAGCTAGGGTGCGAGGCGCTTGCCAAGTTCGACGGCGACGTGGCAAAGCTCGCGGAGGCAAAGCCGTACCTCTTCGGGGACAAGGACAGGACCATCCGATCGACAGGCGGGAAGCCTGCCGGAAGCGCCACCGGGCCCGCGAAGAGCATCCGCGACGCGCTCAGGGGCTAGAAAGGAAGACAAATGGCAACCACACTCGCGGACCTCGCCGCCAACTCCCAGGACAAGCTCGTCCAGGGGTTCGTGAACGAGATCATCACCGACGACTACCTGCTCGGCGCGATGACGTTCGACGACTGCATGACGCCGAGCGGCACGTCCGACCTGACCTACACCTACAAGCGCGTGAAGACCCCCATGACGGCCGCGTTCCGCGCCCTCGAGAGCGAGCCCGCCAAGACCGAGGTGTCCATCGAGAAGGTCACCACCAACGTCGGCATCCTCGCGGACGCCTGGCAGATGGACCGCGTCGAGAGGGACGCCGCCGAGGACCTCTACGAGCTCAAGCTCGAGGAGTCCAAGAACGCCATCGTCCGTGCGTTCGACGCGCAGGTCGTGTCCGGCAAGAAGGGCACCAACGCCTTCGACGGCCTGGCGACCATCCTCTCGGGCACGTCCACCGAGGCGACCTCGGCAGTGGACCTCTCCACCCTCGACCAGGCCAAGTCCCTCGACTTCGCCGACGAGCTCGGGAACATGCTGTCCGTCCTCATGCGCACGCCCGACGTGCTGCTCGTGAGCAGCACCATGAAGGCCAAGCTCGACTCCATCGCCCGCCGCATCGGCATCGGCACCGCCACCGTAGAGACCGCGGGCGGCACCATCACCACCTGGGACGGCATCCCCCTGCAGCCCCTCAAGGACGGCGCGCTCACGACCAACGACATCTACGCCGTCTGCCTCGGGCTCGACGCCTTCCACGGCATCACGCTCAAGGGCGGCTCCGCCATCACCGTCACGCTCCCCGACTGGACCGCACCCGGCGCCGTCAAGTCCGGCGACTGCGAGTTCGTGTGCGGCTGCGCCCTCAAGGCCACCAAGGCCGCAGGCGTGCTGCACCCGAAGGCCGCGGCATAGCGCCATGGCGGCACCGGAGCTGACATACGCCGACTACGCGGACGACGCCTACCGCGGCAAGCTCGGGGAGGTCGCCTTCGCGGACGCCCTCCCCGTCGCGCGCGCACGTCTCGTGGCCATGACGGGCGAGGACGTGCCGGACAGGTGCTCCGCCGCGTGGTGCCTGGCGCTATGCGCCATGGTCGACCACGTGACCGGGGCCGACGGCAGCCACGACGGCCTCAAGAGCCAGACCATAGGCGGCACGTCGAAGACGTGGACGGACGCCCAGGCGGCATCCGGAGACGTCGACGCGGTCATGCCATGGCTCGCGGGCACGGGACTGCTCTACTGCGGGCTAGGGTGCTGACATGGCCATCGAACGTGACACCGTCACCATCTGGCACGACGCGGGCACGCCGAAGAAGGCCGAGTGGCATCGCACCATCGTGACCAACGTGCGCGTCGACTGGTCCGCCGGGAGCGTCCCCGGCTCCGTGGGGGCCACCACCCAGAACCAGATGACTGCCTACCTGTGGTCGCAGCCGACGATCGCCGCGGGGGACCGCATCATGGTCGGCCCGTCGTCCGAGGCGGAGCCGCCCATGGCGGCGATGCGCGTGTCACGGGTGCAGCCATGGACCGACGACGGCCGCTTCGAGCACATGGAGGTGACGGCGCGGTGAGGATATCCCTTAAGGGCATCAACCTCGGCAGCGTGCTCCCCGACGAGCGCAGGAACCTCAACGCGGCACTCGGGACCGTCGCCGAGAACGCCCTCGCGGACTGCGAGCGGTTCGTGCCGTACGACACCGGGGCCCTGCACAGGTCCGGGCGTGCCGTGCTGTCCGACGGCAAGGCCACGCTCGAGTGGGGCGGGACCGAGGACACGAGCCGCTACGCACGCAGGCAGTACTACGACGGCTCCCTGCACCACACGACCGCGGGTACGTGCTCCCACTGGGCCGTCGCGGCCGCAGCCGTGCGCGGCACCGCCTGGGCGGCCATGTTCAGGAAGGCGCTCAAGGGAGGCAGCAGATGACGGACCTCACGCCATGCGTCGAGGAATGGCTCGGGGGGATCCTCTCCCCCATCCCCGTGGCGCTCGGGGAGTTCAGCGCCATCATCGAGGTCTCAGCCCAGATCCAGCCGGCGCCAACCCAGGCCGTCGTGAGGAGCTACCTCAGCGGCGGCGGGGTCTACCAGTACGGCTACGAGCTCTACCTGCGCTGCAGGCCGAGCGATGAGCGCGGGCGCGTGGACGCGATCTCGGAGCTCGCGATCGTGGCCGACGCCATCGACCGCAGGAGTTACCCGGAGGCACCCGAGGGCGTCATCTGGTACTCGCACGAGGTCACGGCGCGGCCGAACAAGTTCAGCACCAACGAGGACGGCACCGAGGACTACCAGATGATCGCCGTCCTCACCTACATCGAGAGGAGCTAGACATGGCAGACGCAGTGCGCGCGCTCGTCGGCGCGTGGGAGATCCAGCACTACCTGAGCTTCGCCGGCACGGACGGGACGTACGGAGACCCTCTCCGCGCCACGGAGACGACCAAGGCCGACGTCAAGAGGGACGACGACGAGTACAAGCCCAAGTACCTCGACCGAAGGACGATGCCCAAGTACGTCATGGGCTCGACCACGACGATCGGGCTCGAGCTCGACGCGCTCTTGCCGGGCGACATCCAGTCGAAGCTCGCGGAGCACGAGGATGACGTGAACGTCCCCGTCCAGTACATGAGGACGCTCAACTACGACCTCACGACCGGCGCGAGGTGCGCCGCCACGGCGCTCGTGGCCAAGCGCGCGACCGCCACGCTCACGTCCGACCCGATCACCGGCGACTCCGGCGAGCCCATCAAGCTCTCTGGCACCGTCACCATCACCGGGGACTGGGAGTACGGCACCTATGACACCACGACCAAGAAGTTCACGCCGAAGGCCGCGTAGCGCGGCGGACACGCATCGCCAGGCAGGGGGCCGTCCTTCGGGGCGGCCCCTCGCGTTATCCGTGGCCGACCATGTGCCCCATCACAGGACATGGAATCGGAGGCTGGCATGGCAGATACGACAGATACCAAGGCGCTCGCGCTCGAACTGACGGAGAGCCCGACGCTCGCCGTCACGGTGGGGGACAGGGTCCTGCACCTGGAACTCGGCAACTTCACCTACGTCATCGAGATTCGCAGGTGGATGGATGACGTCCGGGCCGAGGGGGGCGGCATCGAGGGTGACATGTCCAAGCTGCAGCGCGTGGCCGAGGACGGGCTCGCGATCGTGGCCGCGGCGTTCGTCGAGCCTGACGCGGCGGACGTGCTGCTCGGCGGTCGCAACCGCCTGAACCTCTCCCGCATCATCACCGTGCTCGGCTTCATCGCACGCCAGACCACGTCCGACGAGTCGATGGCCGTCGTGCAGGGGGCCATGGACGCCTTCGCGGCTACGGGCGACGAGGACTAGCGCATGGACTGGCTCACGCGGGAGCCCCCGTCGGAGGTGGACGTTTGCGGCGAGGCCGTACCCATCCGCACGGGGTGGCGCCGAGCGGTGAGGTCCTACGTCCTCATGGGAACGCGCTCGCGCATCCCCATTGGGGACTGCGACAAGCTGCTCTCGTCGTGGTTCTCGCGCGACGGGGTTGTGCCCCGTACCGTGCTGGGGCACCAACGCGAGGCACTCGACGCGGCACTCTCGTGGCGCGACGACGCGCTCGTCGAGGCGATGCCCTACGGGGACGGGATGTCGCGCAGAGCGACCGTCCGCGTCTTCGACTGGGAGGCGGACTCCGGCATCGTCGTGGCCGACTTCCTGCGACTCTACGGCATCGACCTCACGGACCGCGCCACCCAGATGCACTGGTGGCGCTTCGCGCTTCTGTGGCGCGGTGCCGCGGCGAGCGAGTCGCTCGTGGCGTCGGCCATCTCGGCGCGCTCTCCCCTCGACGGGGACGTCGACAAGTGGTCGCGGAGGGCGCACGAGAGGCTCGCGGGGGCGTGGGCGTTACCGCCGACGCAGGCTGAGCTCGTCCAACGGGCGAGGGAGGCGTGGTAGGCGGATGCCCAACATAGACACAGTCAACTTCGAGATAACCGCAGACGACTCCGACTTCAAGGAGAAGCTGGGCAATCTCGGCAACGAGGCGGAGAAGGCCACGGAGAGGGCCAGCAAGGGACTGTCGGGGATCGGGACGAAGCTCGGCGAGACCGAGGGACCCGTGACCAGACTGTTCTCCGGCATCACGGCGAAGGCCGCCGCCATGGCAGGAGTGGTGGGCGGGTTCGTCAGCACCCTCGCCACCAAGGCCATCGACGCCCTGGGGAACATCGCCTCGGAGGCCGTCACCGCATCGGACTCCACCGACAAGTTCAGGCAGACCCTGGACTTCGCGGGCGTCGACACCTCGACCATCGACGACCTCACGCAGAAGACCCAGGACTACGCGGACAAGACCGTCTACGGCCTCAGCGACATCCGGAACATCACGGCACAGCTGGCGTCGAACGACGTGCAGGGGCCCGAGCAGCTCGCCGAGGCCCTGGGCAACGTCAACGCGGCCGCCGGTGGCACGGCGGACACGTACTCCCTCCTCGGCCTCGTGCTCACGCAGACGAACTCGGCCACCAAGCTCACCGGCGACAACTGGCGCCAGTTCTCCCAGGACGTCCCGGGCGCGGCAGGCCAGGTCAAGCAGGCACTCTCCGACATGGGCGCGTACACGGGCGACTTCGCCACCGCGATGGAGAACGGCGAGATCAGCTCGGACGAGTTCAACCAGGCCATCATGAACCTCGGCATGACCGACGCGGCACAGCAGGCGGCGACCTCGACGCAGACCTTCGAGGGCTCCATGGGCCAGCTCCAGGCGTCGGTCGTGGGGGTTATGACGGACGGCCTCGACCTCATCAAGCCCGGGATGACGGGCTTCATCAACTCGCTGTCGAGCGGCATCGACTGGATCAGGGGCGTGCTCTCGGGCGCGTCCGGCGCCGCATCGCCGTTCGTCAGCGCGCTCTCGTCGATAGATCAGGCGTTCATGTCGGGGCTGCAGCCGGCGCTCACGTCGGTGCAGCCCCTCCTCTCTCAGCTCATGCAGCAGCTCCAGACGTTCGCAGCCGTCGTGGGCCCTCCGCTGCAGCAGGTCTTCACGGCATTGCAGCCCATGGTGGCGGCGCTCGCAAACGTCATCGGCGCGGTGCTCGGCGGGGCGATAAACGTCGCCGTCGTGTGGGTTACCGAGCTGATGGAGGGGCTGAACGTCGTGGCCTCCGTCGTGATGCCGCTCGTGTCCGCGGCCGTACAGGTGCTCGCCCCGATCTTCACTGCGGTCTTCTCGGCCATCGCGTCGATCGTGACGGCGTGCACCGAGACGGTCTCTGCCGTGTGGACGGGGGTGCTGTCGTTCCTCTCCGGGGTCCCCGGTTCCATCGAGGGCTTCTTCTCGGGCGTCGGTGACGCCATCGTGGCCTTCTTCCAGCCGCTCGTGAGCGGGGTCACGGGGATAGGCGACTCCGTTGCGAGCTACATGAGTGGGGTCCCAGGGCGCATCACGTCCGCGTTCAGCGGGATCGGTGACACCATCGTCGACTTCTTCGCGTCCATCCCGGGAAAAATCGCCGACATGTTCGCGAACATCCACGTGCCGAGCCTGCACGTCGATGGATCGTTCAACCTCGACCCGCTCAACTTCTCCCTTCCGACCATCAGCTTCTACGCCAACGGCGCCTACGTCGACTCCCCAACCATGGGCGTCTTCGGCGAGGCCGGCGGGGAGTACCTCGTCCCGCGCGACCCCACGTACATCGGCCAGCTCGCAGGCGACATCATAGGCATGCTCGGTGGGATGGCGGCGTCCGGCAACGCCGGTGGCCCATCGTCACAGAGCGCGGACAAGTCCGTCGTGAACGCGATAGGACGGCTCGAGGCGAGGGTCGACGCCATGGCCGGCAGGATCGTCGACGCGGTGTCGGCGGACACGACCATGACGCTCGACCGTCGCGAGGTCGGACGCATCGTGAGGGGGCTGGCATAGGTGGACATGACCCTGACCTACACGAACCACCTGGGAGACACAGTGACCCTCGGCGCGCCCGGCGGCCACGTCCACTACGGTGAGACCGACCTCTTCGGCCACAAGTGGAGCTACGAGCACGACGGGCAGCGCGTCTGGGGGATGAGCCTCGACGCGCGGGAGGTCACGCTCCCGGTGTGCGAGCTCGGCGGATCGCTCGCGGAGCGCGAGGGGGTCTACCGCACGCTCGAGGCGGACGCGGAGGAGGGCGCGCGCGGCACGCTCTCGTACCACGGCTGGGAGCTCGGCGTCATCCCCATCGCCTCGTCGCTCGACCAGTGGTGGTGGGACGACGGGGTCGAGGAGAGGAGCGTGACCCTCCTCGTCCCGAGGCCGCTCTGGACGAGGGACGAGACGGTCACCTACCAGATCGCCAGGGCGGACGGGACCACCCAGCCGGGGAGCGACTACCCACGCGACTACCCCTGGGAGTACGCGCGCCCGTCGCTCGCGCACGTGGCGGTCGTGGACGCGGGGTCGGCCGAGTGGAGGTGGGTCGTCTACGGCCCCGCGGTGGACCCGTGGGTCGTCATCGAGGGCAACCGCCACGAGGTGGACGTGACCGTCCCCTCGGGGTCGCGCCTCGAGCTCGACACGCGCGACCGCACCATACGCATGGTGTCGGTCGACGGGGACGTCTCCAACTGCTTCCCTTCGCGCCTGCGCGGGGCCGAGGGGTCCGGCACGTACGCCTTCGCACGGCTCCCCGGCGGGCGCGTCGAGCTGCTCACCGACAACGCCTTCGCGTTCGACGTCACGGTGCACTACGAGAGGTCCGAGCCGGCATGGGCATGACCCGACACCTCGACGTGGTGGCGACCGACGCCTCCCGCACGGACGTCGGCACGCTCCCCGGGGCCACCCTCGACCTCACCGTGGGCGACGACGGCCAGGACAACGACTTCGAGCTGACGACCCCGCTCTCCGGCTACGTCCCCCCGGCCGGGGCCCTCGTCTACGTCGACGGGACCGGGTGGGGAGGCATCGTCGACGAGCGCGAGGTCTCGACCGACTCGACGGTGGTCACCCTCTCGGGGCGCACGTGGTCGGGCGTCCTCCAGAGCCGCGTGCTGCGCCCGGACGCCGGCCAGGACTACCTGACCTACGACGGTGACGCGAATGCCATGCTCGCCGCGCTCGTGGACCGGTGCGGCCTCGGATGGCTCCTCTCGGTCCCGAAGGCCGCCTCCGGCGTCACGGTCTCCGGACGGTTCGACCGCTACTGCGACATGTGGTCGGGCATCCGCAAGGCGCTCCGCGCCTCGGGGGCGAGGCCCGACCTCTCGTGGTCGGGCACGGGGTGCGTCCTCTCCGCCGTCGCCTCGACCTCGGTCGAGCCACCCGAGGGGGAGGTGGCCATGACGGCGAGCTCCGACTCGAGACCCATCAACCACCTCGTCTGCCTCGGGCAGGGCGAGCTCTCCGCCCGCGTGGTCGTCGACCTCTACGCTGATGCCGACGGCAACGTCTCCGACACCCAGACCCTCTTCGGGGCCGACCTGCGCGAGGCAGCCTACGACTACAGCGGGGCGACCACAGACGAGCTCGCGACCGAGGGCAGGAAGAGGCTCCTGGAGCTGCAGGAGGGCTCCTCGGTCACGCTCGACATATCGGAGGTGACGGCGGCCCTGCAGGTCGGCGACCTCATCGCCGCCACGGACCCGAGGACCGGCATAGGGGCGACCTGCGAGGTCGCGCGCGTCATCGTCAAGGTGAGGAACGCGCTGGCGACCGTCTCGTACGAGGCCGGGGCCACCACGACCACGACGAGCCTCTCCGGGTCGGCCGAGACGTCCTCCGGGGGCGTGGCCTACACCGCCGGGGACGGCATCTCCATCAGCTCGGGCACCATCTCGGCAGAGGTCACGCAGGCCAAGCTCGACGCCGTCACAAGGACCGCGGCGGACGCAGCCACGCAGGCAAGCAGCGCCGCCTCGACGGCCTCGGCCGCGCAGACGATGGCAGGCGCGGCCGTTCAGACGATCACGGCCACGTCACCCATGGCTGCCTCGCGCACCGGCAACGCCGTGAGCCTGACGCACGCGACGAGCGGCGTGGCGGCGGGCGCATACGGGCCCGCGGCGAACGCGACCCCGACGTGGGGCGGCACCGCCACCGTCGGGGCGCAGCTCTCGATAGACGCGCGCGGGCACGTGACTGGCGCCTCGGGACGCAGCGTCACGATCCCCGGCTCCGTGGCCACGCAGACGGCCAAGGGGCTCATGTCGTCGACGGACAAGACCAAGCTCGACGGCATCACGGCCGGGGCGCAGCCGCAGGCCGTGACGTCCGTGCAGGGTCGCACGGGGGCGGTCACGCTTGCCAAGTCAGACATCGGCCTCGGGAGCGTCGACGACACCGCGGACGCCGACAAGCACGTGGCCACGGCGGCCTCCCTCGGCACGGCGCGCACGATCAGGCTCTCGGGCGCGGTCAGCGGCGAGGCCGCATTCGACGGGACCACGGACGTGACGATCACGTGCACGGGCGACACCGAGGCCGCGGGCTTCCTCGCGGCGCACCCCGTCGGCAGCTACCACCTCACGAGCGAGCCCGGGAACCCCGGCGTTACCTATGGCGGAACCTGGGAGTCGGCCCCGAGCGAGGGCCCGTACGCATGGCACAGGACGGCCTAGGAGGCATTGGATGGCAAAGACTGAGGGTTACTCGCAGTTCGTATGCGACCGCTGCGGGAAGACGCTGTACGCCACGAAGGACGCGCCCGAGGCGCAGAGCTGGAGGGCCGTCAGCCGCGTCACGGCGGACGGCGTCAGCATCTCGAGGCTCCTCTGCCCTGACTGCTCGGGCAGGTATCGTGAGCTCGCCCAGGCGCAGGACGTCGCCTTCGGCGACCTCATGGCCAACGGGACCACAACCACTGTCGCCTAGGGGGAGTCATGGCAATCTCACTCGTCACCGGGTTCGCAGGACAAGCCCACGTCACGCCGGCACAGGACGGCGCGGGATACGCGGGCATCGTCGGCACCGGGTGCTACGTCACGAAGACCGGCAGGATGCTCGCGGCATCCATGTCGACGGCCAACAAGTGCGTCGTCTGCGACGGCGACGCCTGGATGTACGGCCGCCACGTGCGCATCGAGGCCGGGACCACGGAGGAGCTGACGGTGCAGTCGGGGTCCCAGGGCACGAAGCGCAACGACCTGGTGGTCGTGCGCTATGCCAAGGACGCGAGCACGGGCGTCGAGACGGCCTCGCTCGTGGTCGTGAAGGGCACGGCGGGGACGACCGCGACCGACCCGACCTACAGCGACGGCTCCATCCTGGACGGGACGTCGCCGGTCGACATGCCCCTGTACCGCATCCCGATCGACGGCATCACGGCAGGGACGCCCGTCCCCCTCTTCTCGGTGCTGGCCCCGATGTCGGAGCTCCAGGATTCCATATCCC